TTACGAAGTTCATTACGAATATCTCTGGCATCACCTTGTGCTGCTGTTACTAATTCCATAGCTGTAGATATTTCCGACTGTAAAATTTGTTCCATATTAGCAATTTTAGTTTCTAATGTATTATCCATGCCAGATATTTTATCATTTAATACTGTTTCTAAATTAGTTATCTTTTCTTCAAATACATTTAAACGACTTTCATAACCAGATAAATCAGGTGGTTCATAAGATTTTATGACTTCTTTCATATCCATATAATCTTTATACACTTCAAATGCACCATAAGCACCACCAACCAATGTTGATAATGCTATTAATATTCCTACTAATTTCCCACCTCTAAATTTAATTCCTGCAAATTCTAATTCATTACTCATACTGCATATCCACCATATTATTAAATGTTAAGCTATCACGCACACCAAAATAATTGCCTAATGGGTCTTGTAATATAACATCTGTATATATTTCTTCGCTTTCATACCATACTGGCTGAACTTGTGTAGGTATTTTTTGATATGTTTTAATGTCTGCACCTAAAGCATTAACCAATGCTAATGTTGTTATTTGAGCTACGGCATCATATTGACTATCAAAACTTTGCATAATCTCTTTAGCTTTTTCTTGTTTAGCTTCTTGTTTTTTAGTGGGTTTATCTTCTGCTTTAGCTTCTTTTACTTCTTCCTCTTGTTTAGGTTCTTCTTTCACTTCCTCTTTTACTTCTTCTGGTTCTTCTTTAGGCTCATTTTGTGCCACCTCTTTTTCTTGTGGCTCTGGTTTAGGTTGCTCCTCTACTACTTCCTTTGATTCTTCTTTAACTTCTTCTACTGGCTCGTCATTAGACGCTGTTTCTGGGGTAGGGTTACTATCCTCAACCTCTTGAGTTGGCTCTGTAGGAGCTTCTATGGGTGATTCTGTAGTATCATTTGCCGTAGTTACCTCTGTTTCTACTAAAACTTCTTGAATTTCCTCTGTTACAGCTTCCATAGTTATGACTGGTTCAAAAGAAACAGTTGTATCTTCAAATGTAGTTTCAATAGATATAGTTTCTTCAATAGGTGCAATTTCTACCATTGGTTCACCCATATTCATTGTCATATCTGGTAAATCAGGCATTTCAATTATTTCTACTAACTCTTGTACTTCTTCTACTGGTGTCGTGGTATCTTCAAAAGTATCTATAGGATTATATGTATTCATAATATCTAAAGTTGTTGTTGTATCTTGCTCTTGTTGTGCAATCTGCATCCAAGTTTCTACTGATGTTGTTATATGATTATAAACGACATTATATTGAAATTCATCCCAGAAAAATTCTCCATATCCGCCAATCTCTATATATACTTTATCTAATTGGTTAGCAAAGTCATAGCTTCCTGTAACTGTATTCACCCAATTTGTATTATTATTATAGTTATTAGGGTTTTGGCTAAAAGTTGTTTTGTCTATAGGTACTAAACCTGTTTCCCATTGCAATGTATTGTCATTATATCCTTTTGTTTGCATAAAAGCTGTTTGAGAGGAATTGTTATACATACTATTTGGAAAAGCAAAAAGAAATTCATAATTAACTTCCCCTCCTTGTTCTATACCAAAAGAATTAAGATCAACATATTGTCGCCAAGTTGTTAAACTATTTGTTCTAGCATGACCACAAGCTGAAGTACGACCATCTGTGCCAGTTGCAGGAAAACCACTTGCTGCATCACTACATGATGTATGTGAATAAACCGATCCAGCCCCACCCCAGTCTACATCTGCATCACCCTCGTATTTACTTGTTACGACACCTGTATCACCATCTAACACATCATCAGTATTTTTATGCTCTATAGTTACAGTTGTTTCTGTAATTTCTTCTACATCACCTTGTATTTCTATTTCGGTAGTTGTTGTAGAACCTTCATCTAATAATTGAGCATTAGAGGAAAAGCAATATAAGTAAAACACTAAAAATACCCAAAGCACTTTCATCAGTTACTATCTCCTCATCTTTAAAATTTTCTTTTACCCATTTATCATAATCAGGTCTTTTCTCAGGATTCTCTGCCCATCCTTTTGCAGCTTCTAAACCAATCTTACCATAATATGGGCAAGGTGTACCTGCCATTTCCATAGCTTGAAAAATTCTAGCGTCTTGACATAGCATAGCAACTGCTCCTACTTTCATACCCATACGGAACAATGCCCTAGATAATTTAAGTCTTTCACAATTTAAATCTCTAATAGCACCACCACCTGCTAAACCTAGTATTTGTGTTTGTAATGCAGCACTAGCAGCAAAACTACAGACATCTTGATTATTGATGACAACGCTTGGGGCTGACGCTGTAGAGGGAGTTCTATCTACTGTAGTTGTGCCACTTACTGTTGAACTTGTACTTGATACAGTATTCGTTTGTGCTTTTGCTATACTACACCAAGACAACCATGACAAGAAAAAAACTACAAATAAAATCGCCCATAATTTTCCTGTCATTCTTCAATCCAATCTCCTAATAACATCATATCAGATAATCGTTTACTTCTTCTTTTTGTTTGTCTTGCCCAGTTACTATCTAACATTTCTTTTGATGCTTCTCCATAATCTTCATTAACTACAGCTTTAAAAAAACTAGGCCACATAGTAGGATTAAATCGTGTTATACCCATATTAAAAGCCATATCTATTATTATAGCTCTGCGTGCTTCGTTTAAATTTTCTATTGGAAAGTTTTTAATTTCTTCTTCTACTCTTTCAATATCATTCATAAGCATAAATTCTGCTTCTTCTTGTGATATTCCTAGACCATCTTTAGCAACATTTCTTCCTACACCTATTGTTGGGTGTCCAATAAGTATATCACCAGCTTTTAATTCTTTACCTGTACCATCATCATATACTTTTAAAATTACACCTTCATGGTTAGATATTAAATCTACTAATTTCTTTTTATCCACTTTTCATACTCATTACTTGTTGCATAGCTTGTTCTTGGCTCATACCTTGTTGCATTAATTGCATAACCATCATTCTTTCTTCTTCTGTTAATTGTTGTTGTGGCATAATACTTCTACCTCTAAGTGCTTGTGCTAACATTTGTTGTTCGTTAGGTTGATTAGAAGTTCCTCTTGTTAATTCAGGTGCAAAAGTTGAGCCAACAGGCACAGCACCTCTATGTTGAGAACGAGGATAATTATGTTTAATCATTGCCATTTTATTTTCCTTTCTTAATTTGTTTTTGTACTTGTTTAATAAGTTTATCTTTTTTTAATCGTCTATCTAGTTCAATGCCTAACTTCCTACCTTTAGCTTCTAATTGTAGTTTTGTAAGTTTATTTAAATCTACTTCTTTAGGTGTTGGCGTAAACCAACCATTAAGCCATTCAAACATAGTTTCTCCTTATACCCATGATTCTTTAGGTCCATAACCAAAATAACTTCTAGCATGACCTTCTTCTATTAATTGCTCACATATATTAACATCATCAACTAAAGGTATACCTAATATTCTACCAAACTTTCCTTTACCATCTTTTTCTGTTCTTACAATAAAAGTCTTTGGCAAGAGTTCTTTAAGCCTAGCCTTCGCAGCCAAACCCAACTTCTTTTCTTCCAAGTTTCTTGTTCTGCTTTCAGGCGTGTTAATTCCATATAAACGCACTCGTTCTTTCTGCAAGAACACTTTAAATCCCAAATCGATATCAACATCTATTGTATCACCATCAATAACCCTTCGTAATATGCAACGATATTCGTACATTACTCACATAACCTTTCATAGATTTCATTATGGATTAATAAGTCGTCAACAAGTTCGTCAGATATAACATCTATATCTGCATCAGTAGGATTAATCGGACTGGATATTATACAATAGCCTTTATTTCCGCTTCCTATACTTCCGCAACTTGCTACGATTAGCAATAGTAGAAGTAGCATTAATTTTCTTTTTAACTTCATCAGCTACCCTTATATCGTCTAATTGTTCTTTCATAACATCAGCTTGGACTGCTTTCCGCATCATCATAAAGCCAAATAATTTTGCTCCTAATTTAGCTATGCCACCTAATGCAGAAAGCCAACCCATTATTTATCGTCCTTGTTTGTATTCTTTCCAATATTACCAGCTACTAAATTAAGTATGCGTAGTATAAAAGAAATTGCTTTGTCGTCTGTTTTTGTAGGTGTTAGGGCTGTGATTGCCGTTGCAGCTGTTACTAAAGCTGTTACAGCAGAAACCCAAGCAGGTGCTCCACTTACTAAATTTAATATTGCGTCCATGTTATTCTCCTATTCTGCACTAAATGTGCCTAATTGCGACCATAAACTTCCAGGTGCTGTTGTTCCATTTTGTTTACCCAACTGCCCCATAGCTTCATTCACATTTGTAAATGGTCCTTCTCCCCATTCAGAAACATCCCATTGTCCATTATCCCATGCACTACCTTGTGCATTAGTATATGCCAACATCTTTTCTGAAAAAGTTCCAGTTGTAAAGCCTGAATCTGCAAAAACTTTATTCCAGTCCTCATTATAAGTACCAGTTGTTCCTGCTTCTGTTCGGCAACTTGCTTGTCGTAGTGATTGTTGTGTCATGGTGTAAATGTTCCCATACTAGAAAAATTATAATCATCTTGATCTACAGCAAATGCTTGTAAAGCTAAATTCACATCAGTATAAGATGCACTTAACTCACCATTAATATATGCTAATAATCTTTCATTAAATGTTCCAGCAGGAATAGACCGAGCAGTAAACAAAGCTAACCAATCTTCATTTACAGTACCTGCGGTTGAAGTTACTGTTCTTATTGCTATTTGTCTTGCTTCATTATTTGTTGCCATTTTAAAGCCCTACAGTTGCTTTATAATTATTGTTACTAACATTAGCATAGTTGCACCACTAAATGCAATAAAGATAGCTTCTAGGCGTTTTATACGCAGTATAGTTTCTTTCCATCTTTCAGCACATACAGCTTCATGAGTGTCTAATTTAGCTTTAACTCTTTCTGCTGATATTCTAGTCATAACTATCTTCTATGTTGCTTTACATCTTTATCGTCTGTCCAACGATTTACTCTTGCAACAACATCTACTGTGCCATCACCTTTATATGTATCATTATGCAATGCAATAAAAGCATCTAAATCACTAGCACCATCAATAGCATCACATATTGCTTTATGGTCGGTACGAATTGCTGCCATATAGGTAATTACATCTGAAGGGATTGCAGTATCAGCAGTAACTTTGCGTTGTATTAGCCAATCAAATCCTTGTAATAAACCATTAGCATCTGTTGTTGCTTTGTTTTTAGCATTAGTTTTTAAACCATAATTTATTACTTGATTGCCATCTTTGTCTTTTAATTTATTACCATCTTGGTCTTTAGCATCTTCATCTTCTAGTTTTCTATCGGCTGCTTTTTCTCCAATAGTTCTTACAACACTATTCTTATCACCTGCTATAGCAAATGCTTCATTCTTTTCTATGTAATAAGCACTATTAAGAGATGTCCCACTTATTGTTACTGGCAATATACCAATAGCTTTTCTTTCGGCATCTGTCCAAGCACTAAATAATGCTCTAGGGTGTCGAACATCATCTATTATCATTTCTTTTGGATTAGATATTATTTCTTCTATTTTATTACTTTTTATTAACGCCCACATTGTTTTCTCCTTTATCTTGCTGTTGCGTATTTAAATGAATTTTTTGCTATGGCTAGATAAATATATGTTCTAGCTGCACCTAAATCTCCATCTGCATCTCGTACTTTAAAGCCATTACTCAGAATATCTATATTATAATTACTTAACTCTGCACTATCTGTATTTGCTTGAAGAACAGTATCAGCAACATTAAAAGGAGAAGTTGCATCATCATGAATATTCCACCCATCTCCACTATTAACACCTTTTGTTAATACAAATGCAGGTCTAAATCCAGTATAGACAAATGCATTATCTGTAGAAGCATTTCCAGTGTATGATCCTGTTTTGCAATAGCCTTCCATATTTGCAAAACAATAAGATATAATTTTTTGAGAACCAGCTCCTAATATATCTGTATTATTTATTGAAAAAACAGTTGAAGTAGGAGCTGACATATTACCATTACCAGATTTATCTACTGCAGCAGCAGTATCATTAAGTTTAAGAACATAATTCCAATTTGTTAATTCATCACTTCTTACCCACCTATTACCATCTCCTCCATCTAAATCATCATAGCAGAAATTTATAATCATTGAAGGAGCTTTATTTAATCCATGTCCAACAGTTTCTGTACCAGCACCACTTATACCTCCTACAAATTTTACCATAGAAAAACTACCAGAAGGATCAGCTTGTACTGTAGAACTTACTGAACCATTACTATCTGTAGATGTTGTTCCACCATTTGCTCTCCATGACCATGAAGCATAAGTATTTGCTCCTTGATTATAGTATGTTCCCATATCATAACCATCAGTATTAAAAGCTGTTAAACCAGAAGATGTGGCTTCCTCACCTGTACCATTTGAATTTAATACTTTAGTAGTTCCTCTTGAACTATCCCACAAACCATTACTTTGACTTGTACTTCTAGCTTTTACCCATACCAAATCTGGTTTAAAACCAGTTACATGACCAGTTGTTCCACCAGAGTATGCTAAAGCACTAAATAATTTCTGTGGATAATCGTCATCAGTTTCAGCAGGATTTATTGCATCAGCTAGTGGTAAATTGCCAGAACATAATGCTTTAAAAGAACCTGCTTCATCATAATAAAAGTTACCATAGCCAGTAATATCAGTTTCACCTTGTGCTGTAACTAATCCATTAAAAGTACCATTCTGACCAAAATTCATATCAAAACCTAAAGCATCACTTGTTGAACCTCCAGTTCCAACCCAAGGATATAAATCTGTCGTTGTGTTTAAATTTGTTTGTGAACCAACCAAAGTACCATTTTTATAAAATGTAATTGTAGTATTTGCTCTATCTATTTTTACAGCTAAAATATCACCTGCACTACCACTACCAGCAGCATCATATTGGGTATAACTATTTGAACCATTATATAGTCTTACATAATCTGTATTTGTAATACACCATGCAGTAGGTCTACCTCCTCTATCTGAAGTTAAATCTACAGTTGGTATATTAACACCTACTGATTGTTCTATTCCACCACTATAACCAGTTTTCATTCTCGCTTCAAAATAATATATATTAGTATCACTTGGTGGTATAGCAAAGGTACTCATACAACCTTGTTCATTAACAGAACCACCACCTGCTGAACCACCCCATGCTAAATTACCATTAGTAATTCTTGCTGCTGTAATATCAGGATATATAGAATTTAATGTACAAAAATTACCACCATTAGAACCAGAGTTGAAGGTAGGACTATCTAATGTTGTAGCACTTGCTGGTATGCTACCAATATTAGTAAAATCATTAT